CGAAATGGTATTTAGATAGATATATTGGTACTTTATAAAAGAAAATGGCTGAAAAGAAAGAAAATAACGAACAAAAGCGAACAGACGAAGCTAAAAGGGTGTTATTGAGTGCTTTAGAAAAATATTTAGGTATTGTAACACCAGCTTGTAAGGAAAGTGGACTATCACGAACACAGCATTACAAGTGGTTAAAAGAGGATAAAGAATACAGACAGGCAGTAAAGGAACTTGAGAATGTTGCTTTAGACTTTGCAGAATCAGCATTGCACCAACAAATAAAAAAAGGCAATCCACTTAGTACAATGTTTTATTTAAAATGTAGAGCAAAGAAAAGAGGGTACATTGAACAACAAGATGTTAAGGTTACCGGTAATATGAAATTCACAGCAGACTTTGGCGAAAGCAGTACTATACAATCCTCACAAGAATCAGAAGAAAATACATGATAGCATAAATAAAGAAAACCATAAATACTATGTTATAAACATTGGTAGGCAGTTTGGTAAAACTTTATTAGCTATTAATCAAATGTTATTTTGGGCCTTAAATAATAAAGGAATCAGAATAGCATGGGTAAGCCCTATTTATAAACAAAGTAAAAAAGTATTTGATGACTGCTTTAAGGCATTTGCTAAAAGACCTGAAATTTACAGAAAGGTTAATCAAAGTGAGTTAGTACTCGAGTATATTACAGGCTCAACAATTCAATTCTTTTCAGCAGAACGATACGATAACATTCGAGGTTTCACGTTTGACTACCTGGTTTGTGATGAGTTTGCATTCATGGATGAAAAGGCATGGACTGAAGTATTAAGGGCAACTGTATTGGTTAAGGGTAAAAAGGTTTTATTGATTTCAACTCCAAAAGGTAAAAACCATTTCTATAAAATGTACCAATTGGATGGAATTAACGAGCAGTACAAGTCCTTTACAATGACATCCTATCACAATCCAATGATTAATCCAAAAGAGATTGACGACGCTAAATTAACTTTGCCTGACATGGTATTTAGGCAGGAATACTTAGCGGAGTTTGTAGATGGTACTGCAACACTATTTAACAATCGACAAATTGTCGACAATAAACCTTATGGTAGAGCATTTGCCGGTATTGACTTAGGTAGGGCAGATGATTACTCGGTGCTATCTATATTCAATGAAAAAGGGGAACAATTCTACATTGAGCGCTGGAGACATACCGACTGGCAAAGCATAGTTAAGAACATAGCCAATGGTTTAAGGACAAATAATGTCCAAACTGCATTGGTTGAGGTAAACTCAATCGGTGACGTAATATTTGAAATGCTACAAAAAGAATGTTCGTCTTATTGCACTATTGAACCATTTGTAACTACTAATCAAAGTAAAAAAGAAATAGTTGAATCCTTAATAGTGGCTAACCAAAACAAAGAGGTTAAATTTTTAAACGTGGACTGGTTGGATAAAGAACTTGAAATGTTTACCTACGAATACAATCCAAAAAGCAGAGTAATTAAGTATTCAGCTACAAGTGGATTCCACGATGACGGAGTAATGGCTTCATGTTTAGGTTTCCATGCTTACTCAAAATATAAAACAGGTCGATACACACTAATGTAATTAAAAGGTACTTTATAAAATGAATATGACAATAACAATTCCTACAACCTGGTTCGATGTATCAATAGAAAAATTTCCATTGATATACGATATTATTAGAGACAATGATATTGATGCAATAGATAGAGAAATAAGGGTAATATCTATTTTAAGTGATATTCCTGTTGCTGATATTGAGAAAATAAGAATAGACCAATTAAAAGAACTGATTAAAACAGTAAACTTTGTATTTAAAATGGACTTTCCTAAGCCAGTTGAAATGTTTAGGCACAATGGCTACAGGTGGATAGTAAGTTATGATATTACAAAGATTTCAGCCGGTGACTTTATAAGCATTAGCAAATTAACAGAAAGTGAAGAATCAATAATGGCTAACTTACCTCAACTTGTTGCAATGTTTGTTAAACCTTATAAGTTAAAATGGTTTAAGCTAAAAGAAATAGAAATGAGTTATGAAGATAGGATAAAGCATATTCAATCAATGAATGTAGGAATAGTTTATCCTTTGTGTGTTTTTTTTTGCAAACTTATAGAGAATTTATATCCAACTATCGAGGATTATTTGGTAAATCAAATGAAAATAGCGAGGGAGACGATAGAGAAAGAACTGAACAGCAAAAGCATTTAGATTATTGGAGTTGGTATGTTACATTGGATAACATGAGCGGTAAGGATAGGACAAAGTGGGATTATTACTTAAATATGAATGTAGTAGCTTTTTTAAATTATTTGAGTTACATTAAAGATAGAAACAAATGGCAATAAATAAACAACAACTACAAGCATTAGATGACTTAATTAATAGCATTGATGATTTTCAAGTTGAACAAGATCCTGTAAATAAATTTTTAGATAGAGTAAAAAAGAATTTAGAAGAGTTTGGATTTGTAGCCAGTGGCAATATGTACCAATCCTTAAAAGCATTACCAAGTACAAAAAAAGGTAAAAATATAAGTGCAATAAATATTGAAGCTGAAGATTATTGGGAGGACTTAGAAAACGGAACAAAGCCAAAAGGATATTCAAAAGAAGAACGAAAAAAGCTACAACCTAAGATTTTAGAATGGATAAAAGCAAAACCATCACTTCAAGAGTTAGCAGGTAGTGCAGAAAAGCAACGCTCATTAAGCTATGCAATAGCTACTAATATATTGAAAAAAGGAACTATTAAAAGATTTGGGTATAAAGGTAAACCATTCTTAACTATGGAAATACCACAATTAAAAGAAGATATAATTAAACAATGGCAATAACATTATACAACACACCGGCAAGTTACGCACCGGCATATAATCAAATGATATTTACTTTGAGTAGTACAAACTCCGCTCAACCTAACTTTAGATACATAGCAGACATTTATGTAAATGGTTCATCTGACTATACACGATTAGAAGTAGGTAAAAACCCAAGTAACAGTTATGGAACTTTTGATGTAAGTGGAATAATACAAAACTTTTTAAGTAGGGACGCAGACGATAACACAACTACATTTAAACAATGCGGAAACTCAATAGCATCTTATGAGGTAAAGTTTGGTGAACAATATGGGCCAAGTAGTGGAATAACTAACTACACTAATTTAACCACAAGTAGTGGTTATGCTTATAATGGTGTTTTCGATTCACTTAGTTTTTTAGATTACTCAGTTAATACTTATGTATTAAATAGTTCAGGATCTAATTTTCTAACAGATAGACCAACATTTGAAACAAGAGCAGGTGAAAAACTTATTTTAGGTTTTATGACTGATTTGGCAAATGAAGCCTATAATTTAGAGATAGTTAGTTATTATGATGAAGGAACTATGTTTAATACTGTAAGAACTACTAATCCATTTGCAGCATTAAGTAATAGAGCAGATAGAAGTATTAATATAAGAGTAGACCATGACTGGTTAAGCACTTTAACCAATAGCGACCTTTCATTTGGAACTACACCAATATTCGTAGCAAATTATGATTATTATGATATTAGAATAAAAAATAGCGGAGGCACAATAGTAAGTGAAACAGTAAGGATTTATCCAGGTGAAGATATTTGCTCTAAATACGACCCTATCCGTTTTAAGTTTATGAATAATTATGGCAAGTATGATTATTATAATTTTACCGGTGCAAAGACAAAAACAACGAAGATAACACGAAACACTTATAAAAGTAATCCAAACTCATGGTCATCTACTAATTATAATTACAATAGAATGAGCAGAGGATTAAACCAATATGAAACTATTTTAGACGATACCATTACAATAAATAGTGATTGGATAACAGAAGCTGAAAGCGAATGGTTGGAGCAGTTAGTTACAAGTCCAGACGTATATATTTATGAGGGTGCTAACTTAGTGGCTGTTAATATCACTAATGCAAACTATGAAACTAAATTTGAAGCAAGTCAGCAATTATTTAATTTGGTTATTTCATTTACCTATTCACAAAACAGAAAAAGACAAAGAAGATGATTTTAACTAAGATATACATTAACAACGAGCAGATAGATTTAAAAGAAGATGTTTCAATTCCTCTTAACTTCAACATTGCGGATATACGAGAACCTGAAAAACGTAGTACTACATGGAGCAAGACTGTTATTTTACCGGGTACTACATTTAATAATGATTTGTTTTCAAATATATGGAATGTTAATGCGGTTATCAATAGTACAGGCACTACTAACTTTACTCCAAACTTTAATCCGAATTTAAAAGCAATAGCAGAAATAACCTACAATGAAGCTACTCAGTTCAAAGGTATTTGTCAATTACTAAATGTTAATGTAACCGATAAATACGAGATAGAGTATGAGGTAGCTTTTTTTGGTGAGTTGCAAAATGTATATCAGTTTTTTAATAATAAGTTTTTAAGGGATTTAGATTTTAGCGAGTATAATCACAAATACACTTTGTATAACCAGCAACTAAGTTGGAATAATACTGCAGGATATGTTTATCCAATGATTGATTATGGATTTGGGATAAATAGTCAGTTTAAAGTAACTGAAATGTTTCCTGCATTGTATGTAAAGACTATCATAGATAAAATGTTTGTTGATGCTGGCTTTACTTACCAATCGAGTTTTTTTGAAACGCAACTATTTAAAAAGTTGGTTATTCCTTATAACGCTGGTTCGAGTTTAAAGCTAACAGCTGAAAACGTAAGGGATAGAACAATGAGGGCAAGTAAAACATCAACTCAAAGTATTTTAAATGATTATGTGTTGTATACACCGGCTAATTTTTACTCAATTATTTTTCAAGACAAAACAACACCTCCAAACTTTGATGGGGGTAATAATTTCAGTGATATAAATGCAGGCACAGACTACCAAACATTTACGGTGCCTAAGTCAGGGACTTATACAATTACTAATTTTATAAAGGCTAATATTACACACCAACCAAGTACAGCAACTGCGGAACTATCAGATTTGCGCAAAATGGTAGGGCAAATGATATTAATGAAAAACAATACAACCATTATAGGTGGGCGTAATTGTTGGATGAAAGCAATACCTGCTTATGTTGATATTGACGATACTTTTATGTTTACAGCAGGTACTTCAACAACTCTATCAAGTGGATCAACAAGTTTAACAAGTGAGGGAACATTTTCAGTAACTGTGCCTTTATTACAAAATGACATTATACAATTCAAATATTATGAAAGTACAGGAGCCTATAATTTACAGGATGTAGGTTTTGGACAATTAATTGATAGTATTTATAAAAGTGGCGGAACTTTCCAAACACATGGAGCAAGTTCTAACTTTAAGATGAATATTTTACAGGATAGTTATTTTAGTGTTCAGTTAGCAGATACTAATATTCAGGAGGGTGACGATGTTGATGTAAGCACTGTATTGCCTGACAAAATAAAGCAAAGTGATTTTTTTAACTCAATTATAAAGGCTTTTAATTTATTTGTAGAAGTAGACAAAGCAAATCCTAATAAATTACTGATTGAGCCAAGGCCTACGTTTTATAGTAGTGGTACAACAAGGGATTGGAGTTATAAACTTGACTACTCAAAAGAGACAAAGATTATACCTTTGGGTGAACTAAATAATAAAACTTATTTATTTAAATACAAAGAAGATACAGACTATTTTAACTCCGACTATAAAACTACATATAATGAAATTTATGGACAAAGAAAATATGAAGTATTAAACGATTTCTTAAAAGGCGAGGTAGTAACTGAATTAATATTCAGTCCAACACCTTTAGTTAATACAATAGGTCATGATAGAGTTATTCCTAAGATTTACACATTAGATGCAAACGGGACTATTAAACCTACTCAATCTAATATACGTTTACTTTATTGGGGTGGCTTAAAAACAACATCAACTGCATGGCAACACATAGCAACAAGTGGAACAACAAGCAGGTTAGACTTTCCTTATGCTGGTCATTTAGATGATGTAAATAGTCCGACTATTGACTTAAACTTTGGAGTTCCTAACCAGGTGTATTACACACCAACACGCTATACAGCTAATAACCTTTATAATAAATATAGTAGGTATTAA